CGTAGTTTGATGGTTTGGTGGCCCCCTGTTAAAGGGGGCTTTTTATGTACTTTGTGGAGTGTGAATTATGGATCAGGATTTGGTTAATCATCCGCCGCATTACACGAGTGGGCGGGTGGAGACGATTGATTTTATTGAGGATTGCGTGCAGCAGGCGCCCGATGCTGTTGTAGGCGGGCTCCAGTGGCAAGTCCTTAAGTATATGAGTCGGTTGTGGCTTAAGCACGACCCGGCTTTGGATGCGGGTAAGGCTCGCTTTTATCTAGACAGACTTATTACTACACTTCAAAAACCGGAGTATAACATTGAGTGACAACTACAAGTTTGAAATGATTCGGGCAGATGATTCTGCGCAGATCACTACGTGCCACAACGTGAAGTTCAAGGGGTATGTGGCAAGAGAGGTAGTGCTCGCATTTACGGATTTTTTACACGCTTGCGGGTTCCACCCGAAAACTGTTTTGGACGCATACGAGACGGTTGTAGATGAAATGCGCGAAGTGTGATTCGTGGGATGTGGAGCTTATAGGGAGTCGCTTACTTGCTGGTGAGCGACGTTGGCGCCGGTACGAGTGCAGGCAGTGCTCGGACAGGTGGACCGTACGTGGGCCTAAGAAGTTGCCGAAGGATCCGGATCGGCCGCCCAAGTCGGTCCCGTCCGCCAGGCGACTTACCACTGCAGCGGCGACGGAAATTATTCTGTCGGACAAGAGCACGCTGGCTTTGGCGGATGAGCATGGTGTGTCGGCCCAGGCGATCTGGCAGATTCGGCACGGGAAAAGTTATGCCGATGTATATACACGCCTGAAAAAGCAAGGGTATTCGATTGCGGGGTTCGGGGCGAAGCTGTGCCGGGACTGCCGGTACTGGCGGGAGGACGGGTGCGACTTTCGGTTTCCGGATGCGGGGGCGGATTTTGCTACGGATTGTTACCTGTACGCTCGCGCTAAGGAGACTAAACTGCTACAGTAGCCGGGTACGCCCTACCAGAGGCTCCACACCATGACCAACGATTTTGCGACAGTATCTCGGCTTGTTGCTGAGTTTCAAAACAAGTTAAAGGTAATAGTTGCGCGGGATGGCAGCCGCCACATGATGGACGCCCACATCGACTTTCACACCATGGCGGCGATAGAGGATGAGCTGTTACCAGCACTGGAGCTGGTGATGACTTGCATTGAGTACGAGCCCTGTGATGAGGAGATGGGGGGTGAGCCGCCTGTCACCATGGCCGAGATGCACTCGGCTGCTCATGCTCAGCACCTTGCCTTTCACAACTGAGCAGAAATGAAATATCTACAAGGGATCGAGCATTTGCACACCCTGGCCAATGCCACCACGGTGGCGTTTGACTGTGAGACGACCGGGCTGCAGCCGGTTTGCGGGGGGTTGCGTTTATTGCAGTTGGCGGCACTGGATCGGATGCCGGTGGTCATTGACTGCTGGGATCTGGAGGATCACCAGTGGCAGTATGTACAGGAGTTCTTTTCGATCAAGCGGTATTGGCTGGCCCACAATGCTGTGTTCGACTTGGGCTGGTTGCAAGAGCACGAGGTGTATCCTGCAGGAGACGTGCTATGCACGATGCTGGCCAGCCGCATACTGACCAATGGGCGGCCGAATGTTAAGCACGGGTTGCAACACGTTGTAAAACGTTACCTCAAGCTGGATATATCGAAGGAGGGGCAGCGGAGTGACTGGAGTGGTGACCTGACTATTAGTCAGCTGGATTACGCTGCGTACGATGTGGAGTTGTTGACCCAGTTGGATGGGCCGCTTAACGAGCGGATGTCCGAGGGGTTGCTGCACAAGGCGTGGTTTTTGGAGTGTGCGGCGTTGCCGGCGATGGCGCAGTTGTGGCGGACCGGGATGCCGTTTCGGCGGGATGCACTGGAGGCGTTGCACCACGATTTGAGTGGGGATCATGTGCGGATGGGGGCCACGTTTATTGCCACGCTCGACGAGGCGTTGCCGGCTGGCAGGAAGTTGCCTCGGGATCCGGATGGGGCATTCAATCTGCGGGCCAAGGCAGAGGGAAGTGTTAGGGCGGGGACTAAGAAGCAGGCCGGCTTCAATTTGAATAGCCCCAAGCAGTTACTTGAGGTGTTTACGTTGTTGCTGGGGACTAAGCCGGTGGACAATAACGGGAAGCCAAGTGCCAGTCGGGCGGCGTTGCGTGAGTATGCGGGGGATCATCGGGTTGTGGCCGATTATCTGGCCTGGAAACGGGTGGAGAAGCGGCGGCAGATGGTTGAGGCGCTGCTTAAGCACTTGGGGGACAAGGGTTTTATCAGGGCTAGTTACATGCAGTTGGGGGCTGATACGGGGCGGATGTCGTGTATTGGGCCGAATCTGCAGCAGATACCGAGGGATTCTAGATTTAGGGCGTGCGTGCAGGCGCCGGACGGGTGGCAGTTAGTGGTGGCGGACTACGCGCAGATGGAGCTACGGCTGGCAGCTGCGGAAGCCGAGGATCCGCTGATGATTCGTGCGTTCCAGGAAGGCTTGGACTTGCACACTGTTACAGCAATGCAAATTTATGGAGTACCAGAAGATGAGGTTACTAAAGAGATGCGCCAGATCAGTAAGTCTGCGAACTTCGGTTTGCTGTATGGATCGGGAGCCCGAGGATTACGCAACTATGCAGCAGGAATGGGGGTACAAATGGATATTGATGAGGCTAGTGAGATCCGCACCAAATTCCACGCCGCGTATAGAGGGATCAGCCGGTGGCAACGCGAAAATGCTGCACAAGCTAATCGCGGTCGCACTGATGCCTCTATCCGGATTCGTAACTCCGGGTTGCGGCGGTTTCTACCGGGCGACCACAACTCGCTTACGGTCCGGAGCAACACACCGATCCAGGGGGCCGGAGCTGCGGTGTTGAAGCGCACGCTGGGTAAACTGTGGCCACTGCTGAAGGCTGATGGCGAAGAAGTGGTCCGCCTCGCAGGTGTTATTCATGACGAAGTGGTTCTTTTGGTGCGCGATGAGCACGCGGATACCTGGTGCGCTCAGCTCGCTGCTGTCATGCAAGATGCCGAAGCTGAGTGGCTGGGGCCTGTTCCAGCGTTAGCTGAGGCGAAGGCCGCTAAATCGTGGGTGGATGCCAAATGAATACCAAGGCTCCAGTCAGCTACGTGGCTCTGTTGCGGACGCCCGGCGGCTTGTTACAGAAGGCTACGATTTGTGCAGATACGTTTACGCAGGCGCACTTCACTATCAGGGAGCTGTGGCCTGGGTTGCGGGTGGTCAGAATCACAAAGGAGGAGCACTGGTAGCAGAGTGAGTCGCATGAGTCGCACCGGCAGGGACATTGTGTTGGAGCGACTCCATGCGGCTATGCGCAGGGCTACTACTGCGGATTTGCAGCGGGCGGCTATGTTTCTTGAGTGGGCCTGGGGCGTCAGGAAGGGATGCTCCAGGCAAAGGGCCGGGGCGCGGGTAGCGCAAGCGAATGCGTGGAAGAAGGGAGTGGACCAGGATGTTCGGTGGTAGGCGTGCTACTGTGTAGCAAAAGAAAGTCTCGTTACGATGCCGCTACGCCACGGGCAAAAATTTTACTGTCAGCTGTTGCTGGACCACAATCGGTATTTGTTGGTAGAGGCGATGGCTATGCAGCAAGGCAAACGGACCACGGCTTTGTTGCGGGAGATGGTTTATGACGCGCTGGAAAGGGCGTTGCCTGCGTCGGAGTACAGAGCTGCAGAAGCGGCTGACTGTGCGGCATGGACGGATTCGGTAAAACGGCGGGTGCAAGGACGGCAACGCTCCAGGCAAGAGGCAGCAGATACGCAGCAAAGTTCATGACTCGTTATCTTGTGATGGCTGATGGCCGGTACGTTACTGCTCTTTACGGGCCCGGTGGATCTGGTATTGGATTGACAGATAGCAAGGATGATGCGGGAAGTTGGGTCACCCATGAAAGAGCTGTCGAGGCGGCGAAGGTGGTTGCTAAATGCCTTGGTGGTTTTGTTGCTGTGCATGGGGTGGACGAGCCCGACTATCCCCGTAGCTGGTTGTCAGGCCGAGTCTCGATCCAGTCCATAAGCACTAGTTAAGTTTGTAGCGGCTTCCCTTACGGCCCACTGGGTTTTGGTGCGCTCCA